AGATCCTCGATCGTGTTGTCGCCGATCGAGTCCTCGTGGACGTAGGTCGAAGGATTATTCCCGGTGTAGAACCCGTTCAGCGTCTGGCGCAGGACGACGGTATTGATGCGCTCAAGGTCCATGACCTTGTCGGCGAGCGACTGTCCGATCCGGCGATGCTGCATCGGGAACGGGCACCAGTCAACGAATGGGTGGTCGTCCTCGTCCTCCATCTCGTGGATGGCGAATATCTTGTAGTCGGACGAGCGGCGCACATACAGCAGCTCGGCGATCCCATCCTCGTTCAGGTCGAAACGGGCGAACTCCTCGTGCCACCAGAGAACGCGGTTGGCGCCCTTGCGCTTGTCGCCCTGCCAGTTGCGGTCCTCATCGCGCGCTTGGCTGAGCAGCCCGTCATTCCACGCGTAGTCGCCGATGGATTCGAGCTCAGCGGCGTCAAAGCCTTCTTCGACCAGGCTGGAGACGGTGCGGCGCATTCGCCGGCCCTTGAGCGCCGCCTCGGTGATCGTGCGCGCGTCGGGCGAGCAATAAGCCTCTTCGTTCGGCACTGCGGCGCAGCAGAACTTCGGCGGCTGCTCCTCCAGCGTCACCACGCGGTACATCTCCGCGCCGGTCATCTCATCGAACCCGGCGGGCTCGGCCTCGATAGGCTCGACCTGGTCCAGCAGCGGCGCCGGCACCATTTGCTCGACGCGCTTCTTCGGCCGCTCCTCCGGATACGCCATCGCAGTGGCATTCTTCTCCAGGAGCCCGGCCTTCAGCCAGTCGTGAAGAATGGAATAGCCGTCCTGCTCGTCCATCAGCAGATGCATGATCGTCTCAGTCGCCTCGTGGGCGGCGTCGGCGTTCTTGTGGGTGAACTCGACCACCCGCTCGCCGGAAATCAGCGTGCGGAGGATCGATATCACCATGTAATCGACGGTTTCGGCCGTGTCCCTCGCGACAACCTGGGAAGAGCCATCCTCTTCATCGCCGTAGGGTTCGCCGTTGTAGCGGTCGATGGCCACCGTGCGCTCGTCCTCGAGCGTGTCATCCCGACAACGGTCGTATTCTTCCTTGAGGAACGCGAGGAAGTCGGGGGAGACTTCGATCATACCCGCGACCTCCGAGCGGCGATCCACGCCAGCACGCACTCATCGTCGTATTTGCCCTTGCGCGGATCAGCGAGCCGATCGCGCCAGTTGCACGGCACAAGCAAGGGCAGCGGGCCGCGAGGTCCGACTACATTCATACCCGGCCCCTCTCGTGCTTGCTGTAGTCGATCTTGGCCGTCTTGATCGGCCTCGGGGCTACTGCGGCGGTCTCGAACGACTTGTAGCCGTGGCTGAACTCGTCGTGACGGGCCTTGTCTTTCCAGGTGGAAAGCTTGTCGTCCCATTCCTTGCGGTAGTTATCGAGGCAGCTAATCAGCCTCGCGCACCGCTCTTCGTCGATCCACACGCTCGGCAGGAAGGCCCGCGACGCCTCAATGCCGGCCGCTTCTGTGGCGATCCGCGGAACGATCGTGATCGGCCGGATTCCCGCTTCTTCGGCCCATTCCTTCTTGGTCTTGGCCACCTTCCCGAGCGATCGTTGATCGCCGTCGTGCGGGAAGAAGTGGTCGCCGTAGATGTAGCCCCTGGCGTGCAGGACGCGGGCGTAATGCTCGAAGCCTTCGCCGCTGTTCTCGTAGTAGTCGACGACCCGCTCTTCGGCCCCGAGCTGCTGCTTGAACGTCAGGGCCATCGCGTCACCGACGCCTAGATCCCAATAGACGTTGACCGGCTTGTTCAGTATCGGAATGCGACAGATGCGGCCTTGCTCGCGCATCTTCGCCATTTCCGTGGCGAAGTAGGCCCCTTCGATCGAAGCTTCGAACGCTTCCTCCGGGGTGGAGGGGTATTCGCGCTTCATGTCGCCGCCCTGCTGCTCGGCTTTCTTGATGTACCAGTTGCGCTGTTCGCGGCTCAGGGTGATCCCCGCCTTGCGTTCCAGCTTCTCGAAATACTCGCGTTGCTGCGTCGTCTCGACAACATCGCCCTCAAGCACATACTCGGGGCTGGTCCACCACGGAGCGAAGTGAAACTTGAAATCGAGCGGGGTCAGCTCGTGCCCCTGCTTCTGGCGATCCTGCGCAGCCTTGGTTATCTCGTAGAAGTGGCCGGCGTGCCCCTCGGCCGTCGATTCCACCGTGATATGCTGGCCCACCTGGACGGTGTTGAACGCGCCCGATTTGACCTCGCGGGCCTTCTCGGGGAACTTGGCGCAGAGCTTGCCATATTCCGAGACGTGAAGCCGCTGGAGCGTGCCAGAACGCAGCGACGTGCCCACACGGATGCTCGAGCCGTTGCTGAACTTGAGGCTCCGAACCGTGTCACTGGTCGCGCTTACGACCTCGCGAAACTCCGCCGGCAAGCCATCGTAAGCGAACTTGATCTTGTCGGCGAAGAACGCCTCGGCGTCGGTCAGGTTATGCGCGATGACGCCTGCGGTCGTGTTGGGGACGAAAAGGCAGTCGTCCAGCATGTCGAGCTGAATGACCGTGGTGAAACCTTTCTGACGCGCCTTCAGGACAATGTCGAAGCCGTGGCGATCGAGAACGAACTTTTCCTGGTCCGCGTTCATGTGGAACGGGATTTCGGAGCCGTCCTTGGTCTTGATCCTGTAAAAGCCGTCGCGAAGGCGGGAGAGCTTGTCAGGCCAGCGCCTCAGCGCCAGCTCTAGGCCATCCCCAGCCAACGCCTCATCTCGTCACTCAGATCGCCGGTAAGGCTGGCATCAACTTCCTTGGGCATGATCGAGGCAATCATGCGGGCGTATTCGTTCGGCTTCTCCGCGCGCATCAGCCGGATCGCGGCTGCGCCGTTAGTGGCGAAGTCGTCCAGCAGCGCCTGGCAAAAGTCCTCCGCCAGCTTTGCTCGCGCGCCCTTGGGCCTACCTGCGGGGTTTCCGGATTGGCCCGGCTTCCACTTGAGGTCATCCCGCAGGTGCGCCGGCAATCCGACAGGCTGCTCTGCGGCTGTATCATCAGGCATCGTCACCCTCGCTTTCAGCTCCGCAGTGCGGTGGGCTGTCTTGGGTAGGAAATTACTGGCGTTGCCCTGCTTCGCCGCAAAATGAAGGCCCAAGACCTAGGCCCGGAGCGGACGGCGTTGAGTCTATGACCAGCAGGGCCCTTCAGCCCGCCGCCAGTTGTCGAGCTTGGAGTACCCGCTCCAGCTTAGAGGCGCTTGAAGCCGAACTTGAACTTCATGCCGGCGGCCGTGTACGTCGGGGTGCCCGAGCGGACGACGCCGAACACGTACAGATCCTTCGAGCCGGCCGCGCATTGCATGACCTGGGCCTGGTCGGTCAGGACGCTCACCTGTGAGTTGATCAGATCGTTGAAGGTCGAGAAATGCGCACGGCCAACGATGTCGTCGAACACGGTGTCGGCCGCTGACAGTGCAGCGTTGATCGTGCCCGGCGTGGTCGAGTTGGTGGTGAAGAACACCTCGACCTCAGTGCCCTGGTCGTCGCCGTCGAAGCACACCGCCGAGACCAGCTCAACGACACCTGCCTCCTGGTCGGACACACCGGTCAGGACAGTGGAGATGAACAGCACGTCGTTGTCGGCGTAGATGCTGGTATCGAGCGTCGGGGTGAAGTCGAGGACAACACCTTCGCCCGAGCTGACCTTGACGTGACCGCGCGAGCTGGACTGCTGCGGGACTCGTTCGCCATTGCCCCATGAAGGGCGCGCGGTGTTGAAATATGATCTGGGGGTAGTCATGGTCTGCGTCCCTTTCCGGGCTTCTGGGTTTGCGCCGGTCTATTGACCGCACCGGCGTTACGGTGTCTCTCGAACAGTCCCGCGCGTCTCTGTCCGATAGCCAATGTGCCCTCATGCCATCCGAGGGCTGTGGTTGGTTAGCTTTCGTGAGGAACGCGCGGGTTAGCCTGAATGGTTGGATACTCGCAGGTTATCCGGCGGCGTCTCGACCCTGCGACAAAAGCCGCGACGGCGCATATCCAGGCTATCTTCGCCCGCGCGATA